CACAATCAAGATAGCTGAATATCTTTGTCGGATGGGAAAACCATGCTTTACGTTCTTTATTGAATTTATCTTCATCGTATTCCACGACTTGCTTGAAACACGAATCAAACGTAGCAAGCTTGACCGATGAAAATACATCAGCCATCATCCCACACTTTTCAATCAATTCATCAGGCCATTCGACTTTGATGATTGCTGCACCATCGCGCAGTTCTTTCAGTTCTTTGCGGGGGCTCAGCGAGACATTGTAGCGTTCACTGAGGAAGGTGAACAGCCAGGACCAGTCAATGACTTTCAGGAAGTTAGATACTTCCTTGGAATCCATGAAAATTTTGATTTCTTTCCGTGCCATAGTTTTATCTCCTTATTGTTATGGGGTATTTACTCCTTATGTTATCAGCGATTGTTTTTTAATTCATAAAATTCCAGTTATTGCCCAACCATTCACACCAGCCTGTGGTGGAGGAGGGACAATTTTTGCTGTCCGCGCAGATATGATTCAGCAGCATTGCCAAGTGAAACTTATCCAATGTCCGAATCATTTCGAGATTTGTCTTATCAGACTGCACGATTGTCATGTCAACGTCGGTTTTCGTCTTGATGTACGACACGGCTTCGCCCATCTTTTTGAAAAAAATTCCGCAGACCGGGACAAAGTATCCAACCTCGATGGAAAGCTCTGCCAAAAGACGGTAGCTGTCAGCAGTGTTCGTCCTCTGGAAAAGTTCATCGAACTGAGCGCGAATTTTCTTCTCATCGTTTTTCCCAATGTCATTCAGGTCAAAGATGTATTCCTGAACAATGAACCCATTATTAGATTTCGTGGGCACATATGCTTTGTAACAGGATGCATCAATCTGTTTCATGACAATCGGAAAGTCATGGGAAGACGTGGAATAGAGACGTGCTTTATCGACTTCCTTTTTCAGCTTTTCCAGCAGCTTTTCAAGAACAGCCTTGAGATATTCGGCGTGCTGATGGCAGGTATCCACTTCTGTCTGGAACATACCGGTGTCATCTTTGAGCCGCCCGGTTTCCCAAGCTTTGTCAAAGACGCACTTGAGTTTCTGGAGCTCGGTTGCATCCAAGTTGTCGTATTTCCCGGACTTCGTTTTAGCCTCAAAAATGGCGATTGCTTCACGCACTTCACTGTACGAATCAAGTATCAACTCAAGGTCCTCCAAAAAGAGTTTCTTGTTGATGTCGATGGAGTAATTGATGTCGGTAATGCGCAAGGTTATGGTTTTTGCTTTTTCTTCGACATCAAACCCCATTTCCCGGCAGATATCCGGGAACTGTTTCAGATACATCATATTTTTTCACCTCAAACTTTCTCAGCGATATCTTCGCCGTATACCATGCTCGGGTTGGAACCGTTGTCCAATTCGGCAACATAGCTAAAATCAACAGTTAATGTGTTTGTCGTAGGCAATTTCTCCTTTCCAAGTAAAAAAGCAGGCCCGCCAAAATGGTGGGTCTGCTTGTTGTTTACAGATTGTGAATTGTACGGTGGCAAATGCGGCTAAGTGGAATGTTATCTATCGTACACTTCCATTCGATTCGGTTCGCACAAACATGCAAGTGAAAATGGGCCTTCCCAAAAGGAAAGCCCACTGTATGGTATTGCTGATACTCAGATAGCTGCACAGAAGTTCGCAAGGCGCTGCCAAAGCAAGTAGTTGTCGTAGCTCATGCGTACCTTTTCGGGTACACCTGTAACGAGATACCACTTGTGTGCCTTAGCCTTGATGTTCGAGATGCGCTGCTGTTCACTGCGCGTAAAGGCTTTGCTGAACATACGGCGTCTGCGCCCGGAATTCCAGTATGCACCCTCCATAGTCTCGCAGATAAGAGCATAGGCAAGTTCGTTCTGAACATCGTCATGGGTCAACTCGATAATCTTACCCATATTCAGGCACCTACCTTTCGGCTGGACTTCTCGCGGCTCTGATGCACCATGGAAAGCGCATAGTCGAGCGCAGCAGCATCATCCGGCAGATAGGTGACGGATTTGAGTTCTCCGTACTCGCTGTGATGGCGCGGGATGGTCTTGGGTCTTTCCGTAACGACCGTCTCCTTCTCGAAATGCAGAGCAATCCGATTTGCAGGAACGGCATACCGTTTCTGCCGCTCGCATTCCTTGAAATAGTCGATGGGCGTTGCGAACCCCAAGGGTTTTCTGCCATCAAGTCCCGTAACGGTGACGACATACGCCTTGATGCCTTTCGCTTCCCGTCTCTGCTGGTCCGCATAGTAGTGGTAGGAGATGTACATCGGCGATTCCTTCAAATACGCGTTAGATTCCCGCGCAATGTAGGTCCCGCTTTCTCTGCAAAACCACAGAAATGTCTGAGGTTTACCGTCGGCTTTCGCTTCCTTTGCGGCTTTCTGAATGACCTTTGTGTCGAGGTCAAAGTCCGACTGATATTGTTTTGTTACCTGCTTCATCGCAGATTTCAGTTCCGGTAAAATCGGAATCATAGTATTATTCATTTCAATTCCCCTTTTAGAACGCTGTGAGCTTGGAAATATCCATGTCATAGCGTTCATATTTGTGGATGTAATCGAAAACGGTGTTCATCTGTGCCTGAGTTGCGGTTTTGGTGGCGTCCATATCAAGAAATGTTTTTCCCAAAGACGGATTACGAACCGCAATCCAACCGCGCTGGTACAGGTAATCAAGACCCTTCCCGCTCCAATCATAGGCCATGTCCAAGACTTCCTTATCAGAGAGGTTCAGGCGTATTCTGTTTTGCATGATGATGCGTCCCGCAAGAGCCGCATGTTCTCCAAACTCACAGGGATACCATGTTCCGTCCGGAGCAATCATGCCGTATTCAGATAACTTCTGGATATTGTTAGATTCGTTCACGCAAATGACCCCTCTGTAGTCAGGTGTTGTTGTCCAAAAACTCCTGGCATTCGGTATCGTTCATCACGAATCCGAAATACGCCACACGCTTAACGGTCGTTTCCCAGACGCGCATTGTGCGACTCCGGGGCTGTACGACCCAGGAATGACAACGCCATAGCCCGTCCTCAGAAAGAGCGTACCCGGTCGCAATAGAGCAGTGACCACGGTTTGCATCCCAAAGATAAGCGGAATTCGCGTGACATTGACTGGGCTGACCTTTGCGCATATAGCTGCTGCCATAGAAGAACTGCCCCCGACTGAGTGTTTTTACGGCGTCTTCGTCGTAGGCAGTCATGCAGACCTCATCTCCGCCGAAGCTGAGAATTTTGTCATGCAATGCTTTCATGGCATCGAGCATCTCTTTGGAAAATCTCGATTCGCCGTTATATACCTGATGGCTGTCCATCCATTGTTTCCAGTCATCACTCATTGGATTCCAGTGGATGGGTGCGGGCATCTGGTCAGGGGCTGTGATGGGTTTCAGACTGTTCCAACCTTTCGTACTCATTACAATTCCTCCCTGACAGAACGCAGACAGCTCAGGATTTTTTCATACAAACGGTAACGATTTTCGCCGCTCGGTACAAAGTCACCAAGCTTTTTGGAAATGAGAAGTTTATCAAATGCCTCCACAATATCAAAGACGGTGAACAGCTTGTATTGTGCATTTATATGATTCACACGGAACTCGACATCTTCGACAAGATGCCAATATTCCATGCCATACAACATTGCGCCGCTTTCGTTTGCTTTTCGGTCTTGTTCCTCGTCTGCATCGTCACACACAATACAGACACCGTTTTCATCGAGATAGTTTTCGAAGATGTCGCAGATATCGGAGGCAACAGAACGGATATCGGAATTTGCCTTCACCTCAGGTTCAGGCTGGGCGGCTTCAACTTTGTACTCGATACTGTCGTGACGAAGTGACTCTTCGATACCATCAAAAACGATGTCCGCGTAGTCGTTATCATCCCGACACGCTTTGAAAATATTTTTGACGGATTCGATTGCCTCTTTGGAATCAGAGTTTCCCTCAACAGAGAACTCCAAAGGAACCAAGGCAACAACTTTGTATTTTTTCTTCATGATTTTTTCTCCTTAGTTTAACAGGATGCCGCAGCATTTGTTCAGGCAAATGACACTGACCACGAGCAGCAAAATATTGCGCAGCGTGAAGGACTGTGCCAAAGCACTGATGCTCAGGAAGATGAAGAGAACAAACAGGACAGCTAAGGTTTTGAAGATGGTATAGATGATTCTGTTCATGGTAATGCTCCTTTTTTGCTCCGGTTATCGAAGCATGTCAACGATTTTTCCGACCAACTCATCATTGGTCACGAACTGGTTGCGGCCCCTGGCACCGAGCGATACAGAGGAGTAATCCTTCATATCGGCGGCATAGCGAACCATATTCTTGTCGGCAATCGGCTGATAGCAAGACCGTTCTGTGGTCACATACACGCATTTTCCGTTCAGGATATTCATGATGTGCCCGTAGCAGCCCGTCTGCTTGCCGTTGCGCTCGCTGCATGTTTGCAGGGTATGCGTCAGCATCAGACCGTCGTTTTCTTTCTCAGCGCTGGAGAGCATAGACAGAAGTTTTCGGGTCTTATACGCAGTGTTTGTCATAGTAAATTGCCTCGCTTCTTAGAAATACTTGTAAGCAGCGTTCAGCCGCTTGTTGTAGAGTTGTAAGGTGGTCAGGTTCCCGCAATAGACCTTGCTGGACGAGATAGTGACATTCACCCCGGCTTCCATGTGCGAGAAGAACATCGCAAGACAATCTTCTACACTGTCGCTCGTGGTGAGTGTCTCGTATACCGGATACGAGTACCCCGCTGCCTGACTGTATGTGGCATTGAGCTCATGGACAAAGAATTGGACCTGACCGGACACGGAACTTGCATCCAAACCCGATGCATAGCACCAGTTCAAGAGATTCGTCTTACGGCCGTGTGTCCATTGCAGGAGCCCATAGCCTCCGTCGTTCGGATTCTCGGCAGTAACACGAAGCCCGCTCTCCATTGCCATGCACCCCATCACAGCTGCAGTGCCGGCCTTAGAAAGACCTGCATCCCGCAACGCTGTATAGATGGCGTACTCATTGTCAGAAAGGTTCTGAGGCATCGTGTCCGTCACAGGTTCTTCTGCCGGTTCCGCCGCAGTCTCTGCCGTCTCGACAGAAGGCTCAGATTCGGGCTCTGTCTCGGTCACCTCCTGCTCAGGTATAGGCAGTACCGGCGTGAAAGGCGGCTGAGCGTTGAGTTCACGAAGATGAACCTCCAACGGCGTGACATACTCGATATCGGAATCATCATCAGATGACTTTACCGGCGCAGCATACGCAGGCGTCGAGAAAAAGCAGGCTAAGCAGCCTATGATGGTGATGATGCTGAGCATAAAAGCGGTGGTCCCGGCATAGAATTTCTGTTTGTCGTTCATTTTCATTTGTGATTACTCCTTTGAATAAAAGTTCCCGCCGACAAAAGCTGTCTGGCGGGATGTGATTGATGTTCGGTTGTCGGAAAAACTTCATGCTTCACGGACTACGATGGCGGTATATCCGCTGTTGGCAAGATACCGATACGCTGCATCATAGGCGTCGCTGAGCGACGGTGTTTTGACATACCCGATAAAATCGGAGCAGATAACCATGCCGGAAAAACCTGGGTTACCGGCATAGATGGCGAAGCGGGTGTTTTTCTTCGAATTGCGATTAAACATAGCGGACCTCCTTGCAGTCGCGTTCAAAAAGATGGATACGGATTTCTGAAAACAAAAAAAGCAGACCTACCACGAATGGTAAGTCTGCCTAATTTGAAAACAGAATTGTGAATGATGTACGCCCGAAAGATTCGGCTGTGTAGAATGTTATCTATCGTACAATACCAATTCTATGCCGTTCGCAAGGATACGCAAGAGAAAAACAAAAAAGGCGAAGTCTTCCGAAAAAGACTCCGCCATGGTTTTGTGTGCGATTTTTGCATTTCAGTGTTGTTATTCACGGCACATTTCCCGCATCTTATTCTTCCTCAAGCCATTTCTTAGTCACATCGAGAAGGCATTTTCGGAATTCGGGAGCGGGCTGCATCGGAATCGAAGACCACTGAGAATCAAGAACGACAGGGTATTCGTACTGTTTACCGTTATGCAAAAACGGTATGAACTGAACTTCACCGTCCACAAGCCACAGCTTTTCCGTTCTGACGGGTGCAATGTACTCTGTCAGCCAGCATTCGTGCGTGACAACGGAATCTTCTACGAAATACTTTGTCTTATCGTCCAGTATCAGCGCTGGGTTGTTATCCTCGACACAATAGACCCTTCCGACAAACGGCAGGAGCATTGTCTCGGCGGCGTGCTTCGCGCTTCTCCCCTGCCGGATTTCCGATAGTAGGAAACTCGAAATAAAATGCGGGATACCGATGCCGGTCAGACAGTCATCAAGCGTGTATCCGGTACAGATTCTTGGTGTTTCCTGGTCCTCCCCCTTCATCCGATTCGTAGGGATTTGCGGAACGACCTTGTCCGGCAAACATCCGGTATCTGCCATGAGATGAAATAGTATCTGCATTATGGGACTTACTCCTTCGGCAGTTTCTTGCGAAACGGGTCAAGGTCTCCTGGCCTATAGACCGACTTGACATAAGATTTGATGTCGTCTTCTTCAAGGCTCTCAAAGAGATTCAGCCAGCATTCAGCTTCAATCCGCATCTCGCCGCCCATTTGATACGCTTTCTCGCACTGCACCAAATCAAACTGAAAATCGTTCTTGTAGCGGCAGTTTTCGGCTGCTTTTGCAAATTGCGTAAATGTTCTGGTATTCAAGGTTTACCTCCTTTTCTGAAAATGGAAACAAAAAAGCAGACCCTCATTTCGAGAGTCTGCTCTAAGCACATAACAGATTGTGAATCTACCGGTATGGGGAATCAGAAGATGGTATCTATCATGCACTTACTATTCTATTCGATTCGCACAACTGTGCAAGGGGGATTTTAAGATGCAGCTACGCTTTCGCCTTCGCCAATTTCTTCGCAGCTACGCTTCCTGCTCACTCGCTGGCGGCAGCTACGCTTTCGATATCGTCTGCGTTCAGGTTGATGTACTGCCACGATTGCGGGGCGCGTTTCAGGTGCAGCTGATGCATGGGCAGAGAAAGTTTGCGGACATTTGAGATATTCCAGCCATACAGCATGCCGGTTTTGTTGCCATACTCGAACAGCGCAGCTATATCGATACAGCTTTCCCGAATAAACTTATCCGCCATACCGGACAGCTTTTCGCCGTCTGCATAGTAAGGAGACAATCCCGTCAGGCAGTTCAGCTGGTCGATGTCCTCGCAGGTAAAGGCCCCGATGATTTCCCCTGCACCGCCGTTCGCCTTCGTCTCATAGCAGAATACTGCGAACGGAAACGAGATTTCCCAAGGGCGGGATTTGCGGACTTCGAGAGTCTTTTCACCTGCCATGATTTTAGAGAGCCATTCACGCTTAATCGAAATGACGACCGCTTTGCCGTCATTTACCGCGAGTGCATTTTTGAGAGCAGTCATGATTATCAGTCCTCATCATCGTTGCAGAAGTTATCGACTTTTCCGTCTTCCCGCTCGTATGCGGACATGAACTGTGCGACAGCCAATTCAAAGTGACTACGGCTGATACTGTTGATGTCCGAGAAATCGAGGAACGCATGCTCGAAATTGCTGGTCATTGCAACGAGAACGTGCATTTCGAATTCTTTGGCGAACTCTTTCGGCGTGCCATCGAAGTGGATGATGATATCCTCGGGCTCCACATCGGGGTCAACATAGTTCGAGATAGCATCATCCTTTGCGTCACGAAGAAACTCGTTGACACTGTCCTCGACTTCGAGTTTGGTATAGTCACCGAGCGGCACCCCCTGCTCCTTGGCGGAATCAGTTGCAGCCATCATCTTCATGACATAGTAGCGGAACATGAGAAAGGCACATGCGCCCGTCGGTTTGAAGTCCCAAATGACCTTTTTCAGCTGCGCCTGACGGTTGTTTACGACTTTATAATTTGCCTTCATAGGAATCTCCTTCTTAAAGGAACAAATGCTTTACAACGCACGAATGTTTGATTTGCCAGGTGCAAACATTAACGGCTCGTCCGTCACTTTCAGAACGGTGCCGTCCCCTTGCCTGCACGCATACAGGATTGCTTTGAGCATCTCATAGGCAAGTTTGCTGTTGTAGGCAAGCCCTGCGTTGGAGATGCCGAAATTGCCATTCCAGCCAACCCTGAGTTTTCTCAGCTGTGGAATCAGAAGGTCACGGGCTTCCGCTATGCCGATGCCGCCCCAACGAGCGTCATGATACGCCTGCAGCTGCGGTTTGTTGTCGGTATCAGCTATATCGAGAACCTCATAGATGATGCTGAACTGTCCCATTAGGATTCTGGAATACGCATCGAGGATGGCAGCAGCTTTTACCCAAGCACTTTCGTTCATGTCGATGCGCTTAGTATACGGGTTCTCCTTGTTCTCTGCCTCGATATTCGTTGCCGAGAGCGCAGTATGATAAATCTCCTTCGCTGCGTTTTGCATGGAAGGTCCGGGAGCGGTGACCTTGAAATCCGTGAACATCGTATACGCCTTTTCAATATCGGCATCATGCACACCGTAGGCGTCACCCACCTCTTTGCAGATGGAAGAAAAGTTGTTGCCGTAGAATGTCTGCATTACCTGCATGACATGCAAAAACAGCTGATACTGCTTTTCGGTCATTTCGAAAATCATGGCGCACCTCCGTTACTTTATTAGCATTATACCACAAATGTGTATTCAGTACAACCATGAACGCCGATTCGTAACAAATAAGATACAAACAAAAAAGTGCCTCTAAAATCCTCGACTGAAATCGAAGATTTTAGAGGCAGTGGCGCTCATGGAAGGATTCGAACCTTCGGGCGATTTCTCACCGGCGGTTTTCTGGACCGCTGCCATCGGCCACTCGGCCACATGAGCATATGGCGCAGAGAGCGAGATTCGAACTCGCAAGCCGGGGATTGACCCGACGACGGATTAGCAATCCGTTGCCCTACCGTTAGGCGACCTCTGCAGATTTGCACCCGTTTTGTTAAACAATAAAGTTGACTACCGAACTCTAAACTTTACTATCTCATTATGGGTGCTTGTATGACCCCTGGCAGACTCGAACTGCCGACTCCAGCTTGAGAGGCTGGCGACTTGGACCAACTTGTCGAAGGGGCCTTATGGTGTGCCGGGTAGGATTCGAACCTACGAACCGTAACGGAACGGTTTTACAGACCGCCTGCTTTAGCCACTTGCATACCGACACATATGGTGCTCCCGGCTGGAATCGAACCAGCGACACATAGGGCTTCAACCTACTGCTCTACCAACTGAGCTACAGAAGCAGATGGTGACCGAAATGGGGCTTGAACCCATACTCTCAAGCGTGAAAGGCTTGCGACTTAACCAATTCGTCTATTCGGCCATATAGCCGCAATCCTGCGGCGAGGGTTTATGCGATGACAAGGATGTCATCAATTTTCGTATTGAGCATCGCGGCGAGAATCACAAGGTTGTCGATGGTAGGAAGTGCAGTGCCTGCCTGCCATTTTGCGACTGCCTGTGTGGATACACCGAGCGTGTCTGCCACATCCTTGACCTTGATGCCTGCTGCTTTTCGCAGTGCCTTGATATTGGCACCTGTTTGCTGGATATCGATGGTTGGAACGTTCATTTTCTTGCTGCCTTTCTATATTGCAGGCAACAAAAAAGCGCTGCCTGCCGAAATGAATCGACAAGCAGCGTTCGTAATGCAAATGCCGTCAGAAGACGCACCGCAGCCGTTCGAGGTCTGTTTTTGCCTGTCGATGGGTATAGGAAACAAAGCTGGATTCGTAGGACTCGAATTCAGATTCGTAACTATACTCAGCAAACGACATAGCATTAACAGTCTTGCACAGCATCTTCGGTTGTCTCCTTTCGTTTCGTTCTGTTTACATTATACCACTTTTGTGGTTCTGGTCAATCAACTTGTGGTTTACTTTTTCACCCATCTTGCGGTATTGGGAATGTACACCGCATCTGTCCCCTCTTGCTTCGGGTCGGATGGATTTTCCCTGCTGCCAACTGGCGGCTTCTTGCTTTTGATTTTATACCTATCGCGGTAGCCAGCGCCTTCGTGAAGAACGCGGTCTGCACCGAGTTCGTGCTTGCTCATCACAAATACGCTCCTTCCTGGAGCCTGTCCGCATCCGGCAATTCGTTGACCGCCAGTTCCCTCAATGTTCCTTGGTCTGTATCCAAGCCGATGGTATACATATACACTACACGGCTATCCCGGAATACTTCGGCCGGGGTCTTGCTTTTGCTGACGATTTGTTCGATTTGCTGCTTCGACGCCGGATACAGGACCCAGCGTTCTTCGCTTCGCACTTCTGTGCAGTTACAGAAATACAATTTTTCGTCCTCATCCTTGCATACGCAGAGCAGCGAAATGCCGTCATAACTCAAAAACACTTTATCGACAATAAGTTCTTTTCCAAACAATTTCTTGAAATTCAGCCCCTCAAACAAGGGTTCTCCGTGCAAACTCATATCTGCTCCTCTTTTGCCTCTTCATTCCGCAACCTATGGTTGGAATTTCTTGTTTTTATCTTCGCCCAAGACGCGAGGATTCGAGGAAGTGAACCTATCGGTGTGCGCTTTTTATTCTTGTGCTTACCCATGCCTAGTCCTTTTCAAGAAAATGTTCCCACTGTGTTCGCCTAATTGGTGTACCTCCGAAAGCGTAGTGCTTGTCATAGTAATCCGACATCGCCTCGGCATGCTTGGCGGCATCAGTCGGATTATAAAGCGCCGTTTTACCGATGTTTTTGACCGCAATCCAGTGGACAGTGGTGTGACCATCCACATCCACACCGACGCAATGCGCATCGACATATTTTCCCTTAAAGAATCTGGTAATCTTGACAGGGTATACAACATATTCCAGTTCAACGAGCCGCTTTTCGTTGTAGTACCGATGTTCCCAGACGCCCCAGAGAGTGTCGCCAATTTTCGGCTGCATGCTTTTCATAAGAGCCTCTCTTATTTGGTAGCTTTGGTCGGGAAAACCTCATACACACTAACATACAGCATCCCCGGCATGTAGTCAGCATATTCTACCGGACGCTTTTGTTCATAAACCTTCACATCCGAACCATCATCTGCCGTGAGCCAGAGATATTTGACGTGCTCGGCATAGCGAGGCTCTTTTGCGCGATACATTTGCCCTTCTTTGATTTTGAGGCGGCGCATACAGGCTTGGACGCGGGAAAATTCAACAAATGCACCATAGTCACCAATCACGATACGGTTGTACCCGTTGGTAATGACTGTGCCATCAGCGGTTTCGAGCGAAATCGTGTCACCGGACACATTGCACCATTCCGGCAATGTCTTTTGAAACTTGGCTCTCACATCGCAGAAGAAGGTACGCGGGATGGGTTTGTATTTGTATTCACGGGCAAGCTGTTCTTGGTACTCGAGCATCTGAGCGCCGATTTCTGAGATTCTATGCTTCATCGATTACTCCTGACTCAGCATCTGCGCAGAAGCAACTTCCCGAATATTGCGATTCTCTTTTTCGGGAGCCGACACAATGCGGCGATGAGAGCGCATCAGCGTCAATACGCGGTTACGGAGCTTTTCATCTTTGATAAGCTGAGCAACCTGTTTGATTTCCGATTCGCGCAGATACATTGTACTGTTGATGAGAACACCACGTACCTCGCCGTTTTCGGAACTTTTCTCAACCTTATCGACATTGTCATAGGCGTAAATCACATCAACATCAATGCTGACGGACGCTTTCTCAAGAAGTTCAGTTCCTCCTTGGGCTACCAGCCACTTGTGTGTGTAGCTTTCGTCAGAAATGTATGTTTCGCCAATGAGTCCCAGCGGCGGCGACACAAGGTTGTTTGTGGAATAACGGATGTGGTCCTCGCTTTCGTTGAGGTTATCCTGCCAAATACACATCGGCTTGAGGCTTTTGTCCTTAAAATGAACATAGGTGTCCTGAATGAATGTGCAGACGGTCCGCTTAATATAGTCGATTTCCGGCATCTCTTCTACATTACGGAAGACAAGGCGCGTAGACTCGCCCTCGCCGTACTCTTCGTCGTCCGTCACATAACGGACTTTCTCCAACACAAACTTTGGGGTTAATGCCTCTTTAACGGCTTCGAGAGAAAACACATTCCACTTCATTAGATAGTCCTCCACTTCTTTTCCCACTGGTCATACTCGGCAATTTCCCGCTTTATGGTTTTGCCGTCTTTCTTATATACGGTGATACGATGTGCATAGTTGGCAGAGTGTTTCAGCAGCCGTTGCAATGCTTCTTCCTCGGAAGTTGCTTTTGTAACTCCGCGATAGGAACCACCGGAGCCCAAAACATCAGGTTCATACCAGCCTGTCTCATAGTATGTAGTCTGTTCTGTGGCTCCATCCAGAACGACTTTTCCCTGCTCACCGTAGTCACCCGTATAGCTGCTGCGGATGATTCGTGCGGCACGGTCGTTCTCCTGCTCTTCGTAGGCTTTGACAATAAAATCGACGTAGGTTTTGAACTTCTGCTCGTCACCTTCGCGATGCGCGGCGATGAGTTTTCCGATGGTCACTGCGTTTATGATGTTCATGGACACACTCCTATAAAATCGATTCTAAAATTTTTGGTACTCCAGCCGGGAGTTGAACCCGGAGAAAAACAGAGTTTGAATCTGCCGCGTATGCCAATTCCGCCACTGGAGCATAGTATGTCGTACGCAAAAGCAGACGACAGTTGCATGGCTTGAATTTGCAGCGAATATCACATTTTATCGCTGTTTTTATGGTTGTATTATACCATATTCTGATGCAGATTTGTAGTGAGTACAAGTATGATTCACAAACAATTAACATCTGAACGAGTCGCATTTTGTTCGCTTGCTTGTCGTATTCGTCTTGTGCGAATCAGTGCTGAAACTGCACTTTCAGAAAGCAGCCAAAAACAACAGCAACACAAACGCGAGTCTTTGCAAGTTTCTAAAATGGCGTTTCCTCGGCTCAGGACTTGCTCTCTGCGGGTGCTGGCGTCCAGTATAAGAGCGTTCCGAGGATATCGCACATCGGTGCCGCCTCGAAGAAGCAAAGTGTTTCCAGAGCGTCTCTGAGGCGCTGCTCGTAGTCTGTACGCTGCATGTCAAGGGGAACCAGCACCTTGTAGGAGCCGAAAGGCGCTTTCAGAACGGGAGATTCGGATGTCTGGTTCTCAGAAGGGTCACTCTCCCAGCCGCAGGTAACGAGATAGTCATACAGAGCATAGGGGTTTACAGCAGAGACTGTCTTTCTGCCATCAAGCATCTTGTAGGCACGGAGATACTTGGCTTCTCGTGCAAGGTCTTTGCTTGTGAGAGGATACGGGATTCGGTTAAGGTCCATGTTGCTGACGAGGTCTGCGCGTTTTACCTTGACGGCAATGTCGTTTTGCTTAACACGCCAGATATACTCTGCGTAGGTCATATCTTTTTTCCGAGTCAGTACAGAGACCGCCTCAGCCACTTCCTGAGGAAATTCCGCTCTGATGGTATCTATCGTGGTGCCGGTATCCTCAACTGTGTCATGAAGGTAGGCGGAAGCTTTCACCAGCGGGTCAGGCTCAACGCCGTCTGCGACAACGGCCACATGCGCCGTGAAGTAGTCTTTTCCTGCCTTGTCGGTCTGGCCCTTGTGCGCCATCATGGCGAACGCCTTTGCTTTCTCAATGTAATCAATCATTCGTATCACCTTTCTTTGGTTTGTAAGCGGCACCATACGGGTCTGCCGGGCAATAAAAAAGGCTTGCCAGTTTCCCGGCAAGCCTCGATGGATTCAGGTCTTTGCGGACCTATGTTGTAGTGTTGGAAACGGGAGATTTACTCCGCAGCGCCCTCAACGATTACGACCTCAGCCTCGGTCTCCTTAGGCATGTCGGCATCTTCCTGCTTGGTGTCGGTGCTGTCCTCGGAAGTCTCGGCAGACTTCTCGGTCTCAGCAGACTCAACAGGAGCGGCAGGCTCTGCAGGAGTCTCAGCAGGTACAGTGGGCTCAACAGGAGCAACTGGCTCGGAAGAAGTTTCAGCAGGTACAGCAGACTCAACCGGAGTCTCTGCGACATAGGTCTCGGCGTTGATGCTCTCGGCGCTCATTTCCTGCGCCGGAACCTCGACAACAGGCTCAGCCCCGGCTACGATAGGGTTTGCAGCCACCTTGGCACTTGCGGGCAGACGAGCGATGGACTCAGTCTTGGTCTCGCCGCAGCCAGTGCAAGTGTAGGTCTTGACACCCTCATGCTCAGTGGTAGGCTCGGTGGTAACGACACCGTTATCCCAAGTATGGTCTTTCTTGGGCGTGGTAGAGAGAACGGTGCTCACTTCACCGCAGACGGTGCAGTAGATTTCGGTGCGACCCTCTTCCTTGCAGGTAGGCTCAATGACACGCATCTCGGCATGGTGACCGGTGGAGTGTACAATGTTGTCCTTGTAGGAGAAGCTGTCATCTTCGTTGCACTTGTGCATCGTGTAGCCGTCCTCGGTGCAAGTCGGCGGGACAACGGTAACGGTGAAGGTGTACTTGGTGGGCAGGACCTTTTCGGTCATGGTCGCATCGCAGTTCTTGCAATGCAGGGTCTTGACGCCGTACTCGTCATGAGTGGGCTGGGTAGTGATGACACCCTCATCCCAGATATGACCAGTACCACCATAGGAGTAGGTCATGGTATGGGAAGCATCGCGCTTGCAGTGCATCAGCATAGTGCCCGGCTCGGTGCAGGTAGCCTTTTTCAGGCATTCGGTGTGCTCGAAGTCCCAGTCGTGGCTCCCGATAGCAGGCATAGGAGCGAGAATTTTGCTGTCGCAGCCATCATTGGTGCAGTACATCCAACGCTCGCCCTCAGTCTCGCAAGAGGGCTCTTTGACGATTTCACCGAGACCCGTGTACTCGTGGACATGGACCTTGGCAATGCTCTCGGTCTTGGTTTTGTTGCAGACGGTGCAGGTATAGGTCTTGATGCCCGGCTCGGTGGCAGTAGGCTCCTTGGTGATAACGCCCTCGTCCCACTGATGCTCCTCATTGACGGGGATATCGCGGACATGCTGCTTATCGTTGCAGCGCTCACAGACCTTATCTACGCTGCCAGCGTCCTTGCAGGTGGCGGGAGTAGTGACTTCCTTGTACTCATGACCCAGCGCAGGGACGATGTTGTCTTTGAAGGACTTGGTGGCATCTTCCACGCACTCGTGCATGGTATAGCCGTCCTCAGTGCAGGTGGGAGCGACCACGGTCTCGTTGTAGGTGTAACCCAGAGCCGGAATGCTCTCGGTGTAGGTATCACCACAGTTGTGGCAGGTGAAGGTCTTGACACCGTTCTCGGTGTAGGTGGGCTTGGTGGTCACAACGCCGTCATCGTAATCGTGACCGGTTGCGGGGATGACCTCGGTGTAGGTATGGCTCTTGTCGTTCTGGCAAGTGAAGGTCTTGACGCCATCCTCGGTGCAGGTAGCAGCCTTGGTGACAACGCCGTCATCGTAGTTATGACCCAGCGCGGCAATCTCCTCGGTCTTAGTCTCGGTGCAGCCATCGTTCAGGCACTTGTAGGTCTTCACACCGGAAGCCTCACAGGTAGCAGGCGTGGTGACAGTACCATCATCCCACTTGTGACCCACAGCCGGGATGACCTCAGTCTTGGTCGCGCCGTCACGAGAGCAGGTAAAGGTCTTCTCGCCATCCTCAGTGCAGGTAGCAGCCTTGGTGACGACACCCTCGCCCCAATCATGGTCCAGAGCGTCCACGAAATCGCGGTTCTCGGTCAGTGTGGCGTCCTGGTCGCAGATGTAGACGGTGTAGCCCTGCTCAGTGCAGGTGGGAGCAACCGTATCACCCTTGTGCCAAGTCTTCTCCACCATCGGGATATCCTCGGTATAGGTATCACCGCAAGCAGAGCAGGTAAAGGTCTTGATGCCCTTCTCGTAGATGGTCGCTTCCTTGGTCACAACACCCTCATCATAGGTGTGCGGGGTCTTGTCGGTGAAATCACCCTTGTAAGTAAGACCCGGAACCTCATTGCACTCATAGATGGTATAGCCCTCGGAAGTGCAGGTGGGAGCAACGACCTGCAGGATGTGGTAGGTCTTATCCAGAGAAGGAATCTCCTCAGTACGGGTCTCACCGCAATCCTTGCACTTGAAGGTCTTGATGCCGGTCTCGGTGTAGGTGGCAGCTTTCGTCACGGTGCCGTTATCCCAGCTATGACCCTTGGCGGCAACATAGTTGTCGTTGTAGTTCATGCCGCCCCACTCGTTGCAGATATGCTCATCATAGCCCTGCGTGGTGCAGGTGGCGTCATGATGGCGCACGGTGAAGGTGTAGACGGGCTGAGACTTCTTCTCGGCAGGAGCGGCAGCGGGAGTCACTGCAGCAGGCTTCTGGGCAGGAGTCTTGGTGCCGGTGGTGGTTTTATGGGTGTTGTAGACAGGAGCCTTGGCGGGACCGTCCTTAGTAGAAACATTGTCGGGGTTCGCGTTCTGGCTGGCAGCGGGCTTCTCAGCCTTGTCGGAAGCAGCCCCAGACTCAGTGGTCTTGTTCTCGGTGCTGGCAGCATCGGAATCGGGCTTGCTCTCGGACGCCGCCGCGCTGGTATCTTCCTTCTCGGCAGTGTCGGGGGTTTCGGACTGTACGGTGCTTGCGGAATCGCTCTGGCTGGTCGCAGGAGCAGAAGAGACAGCATCCTGATTCTTCTTGCCCTTACACCCGGTAACAGAGATTGCGACTGTAGCAGCCATGGCAACTGCAAGCACATTCTTCATCATAGACTTTTTGCGCATGATTTTACTTCTCCTTTTTTACTGTGTGGGGTGAGTCCCCACATCAACGAAACGATGTGAAGAGCGGAGGACTTCTGATATTTCGTTTTCCCTGTCGCTCTATATGCATTATACCACATTTTTCCTTGAAAGTGTACTGAGTACAACTATTATTAACGTAATGTTCACAAATCGCAACAGAATCCGAGAGGCTCCTATCAGGAAAAAAACGATTCTGGTACGATGAAAAGAAGCGCAAATATGTAAAAAGCAGCCGGGTACAGAGTGTATCCGACTGCTGATGGCGGATAGGGTAGGATTCGAACCCACGGACGCGGATGCATCTCTGGTTTTCAAGACCAGTTCCATAAACCACTCGGACACCTATCCAAGAATCAGAGAGTGTTAGCCGCAGAAATCTGCGTTGCCCGCCATCTACCGCGTGGAGGTCGCTCTCAAAAGATGGCTGACGAGACGAATTTGTCTCGCCCATGCCGCAGCCGTTTTCGCCACTCGGCATGATGTTTTCGGCTTGACGTAACCCTGTGTAAATGACCCTCAGGTGGGGGCGGTGCGGGCAGGATTATCGTCTTCGTGGTGTAGTTAAGGAGTACCGCACCAAATAAATGACCGTACTGCGCTTGTGTAACAGTACAATGCACGCCCAGAGACGATTTCCAAGATGGAGATGTGTCTGGTGGTGGAAGCAAAGGGATTCGAACCCTCGACCCCCTGCTTGCAAAGCAGGTGCTCTCCCAGCTGAGCTATGCCCCCATGATGGCGGGAATGACCCGCCAGTAATTACGCGAAATGAAGTTCGCCGTACTGTTTGACCTCGCGCTCCAGATGCAGCGGAATGGTCTTGGCGCTCTTCTGCGTGATATCCTCACGCGTCAGAAGGCGCTCATCGACGCCAGCTGCTTGCAGAACTTCGTACAGGTTCGAGGGACCGGTGCCATCGTAACCCGCAGTTAAGCCATTGACCTGCAAAGCGAAGCCGTGCAGATGTGGTGCCAGACCTGGTACAAAATCGAGTTCAACAACGACTTCGTTACTATTCTCGTTCATGCGCTTGACCGAGAGAGCACGGATGTTCTGACTTCCGAAGGTCTCAATCAGCTTCTTAGCCGCCGCTGCGGTTTCAATCGTTGATGTGCCTTCGACGTTGATAATTGCCTGCTCCATCGGAATCATCTCCTTCCTACTTAGAGTTGTCATGCACTGTGGCAGATAGCGCTCTGTCATACGGGGCTTTACGTTGCCTATTCGTGTTCGGTTCCGGCTACGACGACTTCCGTAAGGACTTAGCCAACCGTCAGCAAGTGCATGCCCCCGCTGACAGCTTCTTGGGTGGATTTTCAAAGAGCGCGTCACCCAATCGGACCGTGGAGCTTGGTGGCAGACTCGAACTGCCTACCTATGGTTTACGATACCATCGCTCTACCAACTGAACTAACCAAGCACGGTTGGGTGTTTTATGCTGGTTATCACCCCTCAGCGAGGAAGCCAACCTCGCGTCCAGCACCATCCGGTAGCAACCCCGGAGGATTCTGCGCTGTATCCTCTCCGATGTTTTTCAGCACCATTCGCGACTGATGCCGAGACTTTCGGATACCTTCAGGTGCAGCACCTGTTTGCCTATTCTTTTAGAGGCTGTCCATTGGCATTCGGACAGCGGACCACAAGTGGACCATGCTCGCCAATTTTAATGTCGTGGCGTACGGTGACGGCGACGATGGAGCGGGCAGCGGGATTCGAACCCGCGTGACCAGCTTGGAAGGCTGGTGTATTAACCCCTATACGATGCCTGCATGAGAAAAAGCGGGTGAACCCTCTCTTAGTCCCGCCATGATGTCCGTTTAGTAGGTCGTCATCCCCGAAACATCATCTTTGTGCCTCTTAGCGATTCCGCGAATCTCTGCATGGACGATACGAAAGAATCCGGAAAAGCATTTTGGACACTGGTCAACTTCAATTCAAGCCCTGCCGTTACTTCCCTGTCAATTCGGGTCAACGGAATTCTATGGGCTGTGTAAGACTGCGGCAAACTTACTAGATGCCGCGCAGCAGTCTCGCCTTTTTCGGCTATGTCGCGTCTGGCTGCGCCCCGGCTTAACGGGGATGCTCGTACGATGCATGCTTAGCGGGACGAGATTTGTTGTTTCTGCGCCGAAGCACAAGAGGAAGCACTCGCCCACACAGCTTCCTGACCGTTTAGGATACCGCTTGCACAGGGAATGCAATGCGGTTCCTGAAAGGACATTCGTCAGCGGCAATTATGGTCGCTGTCCACCACCCGCCGCGTGGAGGCTGTCCCATCGGGTGGCTGAGTGCGCCGAGGTATGGACGCACTCAGATAGGCGCTACCTATTATTTATGGTGTTTTAAGGCGGGAGCTGCCCGCCATCAGGCAAATCAGTACATCGGTGTGACCCTTTCCTTGATTTTGACATTCGGACGCGGTAATTACTGCATCGGAGTGCCCTCCCTGTTTTATTTGACCTGCTAGAATCGCTTCCAACAGGTCATGGCTCTGGCAGGTGGAGTTGAACCACCTTTTCCCGTGCGCTGCGGGCGAATTAACCATGGTGCATTGCAACCTTCGTATTCGATACCAGAATAATTCGGTCATTTTACGTCCGACCGATTGACATGAATAGCCGGTTTAACGTCATGGCATGGACGATGGGTGCGGAGACAGGACTTGAACCTGCAACCGCCAGCGTATGGGGCTGGTAAGCTACCTTTGCTATACTCCGCGTGGCGGGTCGTACTGGGTTCGAACCAGCGACGCTCGGATTAACAGTCCGATGCTCTGCCGACTGAGCTAACGACCCAAGAGAAAAGACATTTGCCACGGGGAGCTCAATACCCGTGTTACCGCCGCTCGCCGCGAGGAGGCTGTCTTTATGAGCGGCAACTCTTATGGGATGCCAGATACGATGCTTGCTGCCGCTCTACAACCAGCTGCAAGCAGATGTGTATGTAAGTGTGTGTAAAACTATGATGTTGTTTCGGAGCATATCTGGTATCTTCTAAGAGTTTTATGTTATCTGCGAAGATGTTTGCCAAGCTAAGGGAGGTTAAGCCTGTTGCCCGATGCCGACCGCGTGGAGGTCATCTTCCCGGCATCAGCTTCCGACAGGATTCGAACCTGCAACCTGCTGCTTACAAAACAGCTGCTCTGTCAACTGAGCTACAGAAGCATATTCAGGAGAAGTAACTCTCCCGAAAAATAGGTAAATTACCCTACTACCAATTATCTGCAATTAGCATATTTTGTCAACACAAAAGTGCCACATACAGTGTCCAGAACGGAAAATGTTGTGCATAAGCACAACATATAGTGCTTTCCGCTTCTGTACTTGCATTATACCATATTTTGGCGTGAAAGTGTATCAAATACAAGTATGGTTTACAAAATGTTCAAACACTTTTCCGGACTCGATGCGTTCCGGAAATCGCAGACTCTTGTTGCCGACGCGGTGCATCCGGTGGTCGATGACATCAGAACGGCGCATCTGTTCTGCGTTTACGCAAAAGCCTGTACCGTAGTATTGCATGTAGTTACTTCGTTGCTCTTTGTTTTCCGCAGCCCTCCCGAAAGGTCTCCGTTCATCGTGGACGAACACCGTATCCGAGCATAGAGCGAAATCGAGGTAGTGCATTGCCGCCATGCGTTCAAAGACATATATCTGCCTGGTCTCGATGAAATAATAAAAGATATAGTCGGCTTCCTTGTACAGCCATCCCTTTGAGTGCTTGGCTATCGCTTTCTGGTATTTTCCAAACCGCAGCAGCTTGTCATCTTCTCCGATAGCGAAACTATTCACCGCTGTTTCGAGGAAGACGTTCCCGGTTTTGTAGGTGTCAGCCTTGGCTTCAACCGTGAATGAAGAACCGTCTTTTCTGTATACAATGAAGTCGATGTCATCTTCCTGATACCGTTTATCGTCCCGAACATCCGAAAATCCCGCAATTTTGTCTTTGTGTTTTTCGCAGTAGTAGTCGAGATAGTGCATGGTGACAGATTCGCCAATCAGACCTACCTTCATTTGACCCGTCATGTTATAGGGAGTCTTGTTTTTCTGTCTGTACAAGGGTATTACCTCACAACGTTACCGCAAAACGGGCACTTTGCGCCTTTACGGCAAACATCAGCAATCGAAGGCGTCCAGTCTTTGTCTTTGCCGTACCCGCATACGGGGCATACGAGCGGGATATTTTTGCAGCTGCCGGTCGTATACATGTCGGGACCGAATTCGTTGTCAGGGCGCCACAAAGCGGCGATTTGAGGGCATGCAACTGATACTACAGGTTTCCTTGCTGTCTTGGCGTAGTGGGCTCTCATGACCTTTCTCAGTGAGTTTCTGGCGCATTCTGGACATCCGGTATGTACTTCCCCGGACCCGCAGGCAAAAGCAATCATCGGATGCCATTCCCCGCTTGCGCCGTACCCGCAATCTTTGCAGACAAGGTATACATGCTTTGCGCTTCCGGAAGTCACTCGCGTGGGCGGGAACTCATTAAGTGTCGGATGCCACTGTGCAGCGATTTCGGGATGTACGGTAGCTACATCATTGACGCCTTCGACAAGGACTTTTCCGGAACACGCCGGGCATCCGCCGCCTGTTCGACAGGCACCGGCGATAGAGGGACGCCATTCTCCGTTCTTTCCGTATCCGCATTTCGGGCAGATAAGAGCGATTCTGCGATTGCTGCCACAGGTGACTTCCTCCGGCAATACAGAATTGGCTGTCGGATGCCACATAGCAGCAACGCGGGGACATTCCTGTGCTACCGTGCCACGATGCCTGCGATACCGCCACTCGAAATCTTTCACGGTACAACCACCCCCGCCCGTTTATGGATGTTTTCGGACTTTGCGATATTTACAGCTGTGCTGTAGGATATACCATATATATCCGCAAGGTCACGCAGATTTTTGCCGGTATTCATCCGTGCAAATTCCGCAAATTCCCGGTTTCGGGCTTTTACATTATCCGTGATAGGAGAACGGCTTTGCGCGGCTTTACGGGTTTTGGCTTCTGCCAGTGATTCAGAAAGCTGTCCGTAGTCATGCAGAATCTTATAGGTCTGACCCACGGCAATCTTATGGTCTTTAGCAATGTCGGAGACGCTTTTCCCGTTCTGGTATTCTACCGCAATCCCCTCGCAGACTTCTTCCGGCAGCGTCTTCTTCATTTTAGCGTTGCCGCGCAGGTTCTTGCGGTAGAGGGGATGATGTGCCCGGTATTTCTGGATAAGCCTCGCAATGAATCGCGGCGTGACATTGTACCGTACTGCGATATTCTCTACCTTGACACCCGCTTTGTAGTCTTTCAGGATATCGTTGTTCCGCGCTTCGATTTCCTCCGGGGTCTTGGTGTCTTCCAAGGCTTCACGCCGCAGCCCCAATACTTTCGGGCTGTGCTTGAATTCCGGGATGTTCATGGGCGGTTCAGGGCCGAAACGGACAAGACCGCCCGAAATCGGATGTCCCGCTTCCCGAAATACCTGATAGGTGGTGGATTCCGATAACCCATACTTATCCATGATTTCTCCGACAGTCATGTACGGATTTGCCCTGACATCCTCAACGATTTCAGCATTGCGCTGGCGTTTCTTGAACTGTGCAGCTGACCCGATATTCTCTTTGTGCGGGGTATAATCAGGGCTTCTGCGCAGGATATGATAGACATGTTGTCCAGAGAGATTGTATTTCTCAGCGATTTCAAAGGCCCAGGCCCCGTTTTTGTAGTCTTGCGCAATCTCAATATTCCGCTGCTCCATGTCGGCTTTCGACAATCGTTTCTGATTGTTGGGTTTCCGATTCGGGCTTTTGCGGTCATTGCGGCGCACAGCATCAAAACCCTCTAACACTTCAAGGGATTTCTTAACATGCGTGCAGCCGATACCGTATTTCTCAGCCAATTCCGCGATGTGCATACCGGCGATATAATCGTTCAGCATTGCCTTATCGCGGTTCAGCTTGGCTTCTCCTGTCAAACTTTTCCGATGCATGATGTAACCTCCTGACTTGCAACCCAATCGATGATATGGTCGATGCAAAGATTCGTGATTTTGCTTGCGGTATAATACTGTGAAGTGTCATCGAGCAGCGATTCAATTTCCGTTTCGGATGCCGAATACCCTACTGATGCAAAGAACAGCCTTGCGAGGGTACGCGCATCGTCCCGGCACAGAGGTCTTACCGTATGCCCAAAGGTGAAACGCCGTAACAGAGCATCGTCCAGAGTATCGGGACGGTTCGTGGTCCCGATAAGGATGGTGTCGTTGCCGAGTCTGTCAAGTTCCTGCATCAGGGCAATCGTCACACGGTTCATTTCAGCAACATCGTCCTTACCGCCGCGCCGTGTCCCGATAGCGTCAATCTCATCGAGGCAGAGCACGCACGGACTTTTTCTCGCATAGTCGAATACCATACCGATATTCTTCTGTGTTTTGCCCAGAGCGGAATTCACCAGACCGGAGAAATTCGTGTACACGAAAGGAAGGTTCGTCGTATAAGCGATATACCGCGCCAACTCAGACTTTCCGGTTCCCGGTTCACCCATGAGTAAAAGAGAACTCGTATAGTGAATCCCCATCTCCTGCAACCGCAGCGCGGCACGGCGCGTCTTGCACATCTTTTCTATGACCGCTTTCTCGTCGTCTCGGATGAGGAACCGGTCTTCTCGGAAAGCACTCAAATCTTCCGCTACCAAAAGCCCCTGCAGGTTATATGGCAGTTCGATTAGCGTAGGACTTTTACTTGCAAGTGTTCGCAGACAGGTTTCCTTGAACGCTTTGTCCTTGACAGTAGTAAGCCCCTCCAAAACGATTTTCGCCTGCTGCTGAGATTTCCGAATATCCCCTTCCACCACATACCGAAGCAATGCCCGTTCATTATCGTTCACTAGATTTTCCTCCCTCATAAAAAGAAAAAGCCCCCTGCAGCATCATGCAAGGGACTCAGTCTCTTTTACATTTCTGTTTACGGACACGCCGGATGATACTGTAAATACCCGGCAAAGAATAATGGTATGCCTTAGCGAGGTCTTTGGCGTCGATGCCGTTTTGGTATTTCTCGAAGATTTCATCGTTGCGTTTTTGCTGACGGCGTGTGATGCGACGGTGACTAAGTTCTTTGTTGCTGATTCCGGCCTGAACAGCAATGGCACTGCAATACCCTATGGAAACACCGTACTTTTCGGCAATGTCGCGGACACGCGTATTTTTCTGATACTCCGCCACGATTTTATCGACCAGATTGGTATGGTCCTGTTCTTCCGCAATGCGCTGCGCCTGACGCTCCTCATCGAGAGCGCGGTAGCAAGTCCTGATGCAAAGCCCGTATTTCTCGGACAGTTCCTCAAACGATAGACCGTTCTCGTAGTCCTTTACAATCTTCTCGTTTCGTTCGATGATTTCGCTGCGGGTTGCTTTCCTTTTCCCCATGCTGGTTCACCCCTTAGGCTTTGCTGCCTTCTTTTTGCGTCCCTTGCCGCGATAGATACCGGCCTCATGAAGATACTTGAATCCGGAAGAGGGACTGATACCGTATTCCCGAGCAAGGTTCTCAACCGGCGTGTTGGGGTTCTTCTTCGCGTAGTCCACAAACCCCTGCTTGAAATCTTTAATGCGGCGCAAAGTAGAGGTCTCGATTTTCGTGTCGAGGTGCCGGTGGTAAGAGTCCCCGCCTTCTTTCAGAATACGAAAAACCGTGGCGCGGTTAAGATTAAAAGCTTTTGCCAGTTCCTCGGCGGAAACGCCTTCCTGATACTGGTTGCGAATCTCGTCGTTGCGGTTGTCCTTCCACTCCGTAAAAGTCACTTTCCGCCGCTTCTCCATCTCAGCCTGTGCGATATGGTAGACGGTTTGTGGGCTGAGTCCGTGCTCCTGCGCGAGGTCCGTGACCTTTGCGCCATTTTGCAGTGCATCGGTAATTTTTCGATTGCGTTCCAGCAACTTCTTATGCGTCATAGAAACCTCCCAAAATAAAAGAAGCAAGCTCCCGAAAGAACTTGCTTCTTATAATCTGTGTTCACTTTTTTCGCGTGATGCGGGCAAAAAACTCACCCACTGATTCACCTTACAGTCTTCATTTTACCCAATTCGCACGAATGTGCAACAACTTTTTACGAATTCAGGTCCACTGCATGTACGGGATATCGGAAAGCATCATAAGGCAGGTCTCAAACTCGTCTTCGATGTATCGGGTGATGGCATCGAATCTCTGCATCAGGGGCAGTTCCGCGAAAGATGTGCCGGTTTCCTTGCGGCATTTCCCCTCTGCGCTCGTATATATCACATTCAGCATGACATTCAAGGCGAGAAGAATATCTTCATCCTTGCCCTGAACCGTGAAGTAAAAGTAGTGCTCCGACTCACCGTCCGTAACGCCGATTCGGTTGTCGTATTTTCCGTAACTCGCCAAATCACCAAACACACTGATTGCAATATATCGCAACTTATCCTCAATAGGAACAGTCCCCCATAAAGGATAATGTTCATCCGGCTGAAAATCTGCCTTACCGCCGTTATACTCCCATTCAACAAAATCGCGGACGGAGAGTTTCTGACCGCCCGGAATGATTATTTCTAGCTGTTCCAAAATGTTCTCACCTCTTTGCGTTGTCTCGTCATTTTCTATTGTATTCGGTTCGCACGATTATGCAACATTGAGAGAGAAATTACCGGACACAGGAATCTGACGATAAACAAAAAAGCCGCCTCCAATGCGGAGACGGCTCGATGGTATCACATTCCTATTTTCTCAAGATACGGGATAGCGGCACGCATTCTTTCGCACTCCCAACTCTTGCGGGGGTTGCGTTCGTGCTTCTTGATGAACTTCTTCATCTCGGCGGAATTTCCAGGACCGAAGCCGATGGCATCCAGGATGATGTCCCAGCCGTCGCACTTGATGGCCCGCAAAGTATCCGTTTCAATGGTTCGACCTCCCGGAAATGGCTGTCTGGCGCTCAAGCGGCAGAACGGCAGATATCCTTCGGGGGCATTGTTTTTGCCGATGTTCCAGATTTCGTAGCCGAAAGGCCGTGTCGATACGACCTCGTAGATACTGCATACGCCAAGCACAGTATGATGGATTTTCATTGTTCTACTCCTTATTTTTGTGGCGGTCTTTAGACCGGTTATAGGTTATGATGGTTACAGATTCAGCGAAATATTGCGGGCACTGGGCTCGTATTTCTTAGTCTCTACCCCGGCAATCTTGAACATGTGCCGTGCAGCAACATTGTTGTTCGCATTCCGGTACTTGTCGTCAAGGTACACGATATGCTTTATCCCGCTCTGAATGATTGCTTTCGCACACTCATTGCACGGAAAGAGCGTGACATACATCGTGGACCCGTGCAGGTCTTTCCCGGCGTTGAGGATAGCGTTCAACTCCGAGTGACAGACATACATATACTTGGTTTCGAGTTCATTTCCTTCCCTGCCCCAAGGCATGATATCGTCGTCGCAGCCAATCGGCATACCGTTGTACCCCAGAGACAGGATTTTATTGTCGCGCACGATACATGCGCCCACCTGACTGTTCGGGTCTTTGCTGCGCATCGCGGACAGCATCGCAATGCCCATGAAATACTCGTCCCACGAGATATAGTCGCGGCGTTTGGCGGTGTTGTTCTGAGATGCTTGTTTTTTCGGTGAAATGCTCATATGGCTCTCCTTCTTGTCTGATTTAGACAGTGGGTTCGTTTGCGTATTTTTGCGAAAAAATGCGGTGGAGTGTCTTGCCCCACCGCGTTGGTATTGGTCAGATGTACTTTTCCCAGAATTTCACGAAGGTTTCGTCCGGCATCACCATTTCCGTCTCATCGAGGACACGGCTGAACTCGCTGCTGCTGATGTCGGTGCCGATGAAATCCGTGACGGCATCGCGGCCACGCTGCATCAGGGCATCTTTCAGGATATACCAACGGTATTTGTGGATGAGTTCCGTCAGAGATTCGCCGTCGTTCTCCCAGTAATCGTTAGTTGCCTGAATATGATACAGGGCATCGAGAACGCCGTCGTAGTCATCGCTGTCATACTCGCTCACGATGGTGTTGAGATTGAGCAGACGGCGGTCAACGCCATCGACATTCACGGTTGCGTTGCTGAACGAGTCATCGTCGCAGGGCTGTGCAGGAACTTCCACAGCAAACACCTCGCGGGTTTTCTTGTTCACCTTGCACGGCAGATAGAACGATGCACCGGAATCAAAGTTCGAGGAGATAACGCCGGATACAATATCGGGCATCGGGTTCTCGCGAGCCATCTCAAACTCCGGCAGATGGAACACATCCACGACATTCTCGATGTCGTAGTCAAGGGCACGGACCTTCGTGACGATATAGCCGCCGCGCTGCAATTCGAGAACTGCACGGCAGAGGTCAAGCTTAATCTCGTGCTCATTCAGAAGATTACCGTGGCTGTCTTTCACGAGGGTGATTTCGATTGTTTTGTTCTTGGCGGTCGTTTCGGCCAGAAAATAGGTCTTGTCATTGCAAATTTCAAACATGTCATTACGCTCCTTTTTGTGTTGGACGCAAAAGGGCGGGCCTCTCAAAATTGAGAAGTCCGCCCTTTAAGCGAAATTGTGAATGTACGAAAGGCAGAAAGCCTTTTCGATTTGGAATGGTATCTATCGTACAATACCAATTCTATGCCGTTCGCACATTTTGGCAAGAAAAAAGTCGCTGCCCCCAGCATAGGCAGCGACAAAATTATATGCTATTGATTGAGAGCCTTTTCGGCGTTTTCTTTGACGGTAGCACGGATATCGTCAGATACCTGCAGCACATCCAATGCTGCATCAAGCGTCAGAGTGCCGGAGCGAACAAGTTTTACAACACTTTCGGAAAGCGTTTCAATACGGCCTTTCTCAATTCCTTTTTGTTCGACATAGTCGCTGTAATTGCACATTTGGTTGATACCCTCCTTAACATCGGCTGTTACTTGCAAACCGCATTCACGTGCAAGGTCGAGCTTTTCTTCTACAGGCATATCGTTATCGAATACCGAAGAAAAGAAACGTACCATGTTATTCGCTGATTGTTTGTCCTGCAAACACGCGATGATGATGCAGAAGTTGTCATATTGCTTTTTGGGGAAGTGATGTTCTTTGGCTAAGCAGGTTTCGCTCATGGAATATGTATTACATACTCCGCGAACTTTTTCATCTGGCGCAATGCACAACCAAATACTGTATACTTTTTGTAGTTTATTGTAGTCCGAATTACGAAAGACAGTTTCTTTTTGTGCAGAAATCATTCTGCCGCAATAAAAGCTACCGCGCTTCAGCATTGAGTATCCGGGGTTGAAGTGATTCTGAGCTTCAATATCTACAATGACACGGCTTGGAGGTGATTTACCACCCGGCATACCGATGTTGAACAGAACATCATAGTATATTGTTCCCTCGTTTGTGCTTTTTGACTCGACATTCTTTTCGTTCAGTTTATCCGGCAAGTCATCAACAATGTGACATCCAATTTCAACCGGCGAAGTATTGTTTGCTTGAATTTCAGCCAATTCTTCCGGCGTCATTTGGCTTTTGGCTTTCTTATAAATGATATACTCTTGAATTTCTTCAAGAGACATATCATGGAATTCTGGAATGCAGTTCTTTACAATAAAAGCTGCAACAGCAGTACAGCCAAGCAAAGCCTTGCATCCGGCATCCAAATAAGATTTTTCGTTGTTGATGGCATGTCCGACGGTATTAAGACCTTCCAATGTCTCTTACCTCCTTTATTATACCATGTTCGCAAGAAAAATGCACTACTATGCTGGATAGAAAGTGCTTTTGTACGCAAAAAAGAGTGGGCCTTCCCTTTTTGGGAAAGTCCACTCTGATTGCGGATTGTAAATGATACGAAAGGCGGAATGCCTTTGTCGATTGCTGGTATCTATCGTATAATACCTATCGGACATATACACTCCTATCCGTTTCTGTTGGAAAACCGTAGCTTTGAGGGATAAGTCCCTCGAGATAGGTTTCACTTGAATTGTGCAGATAGTCAAGAATCGTATCAGCATCCAAATATCTTATAGCATCCATAGGGTAGACTCCTTTTTCAGCTGTTCGCAGCCATAGGCAACCACTGCTGCGGGTAGGCACGAAGTTTCTCCCTAGGCACGCAATCGTTCAGAGCGGAGTTTTCAGCGAGCGCCATGTCGATGATGTAATAATCATCACCATTACGCATCACATCTATACTCCACTGCCCTACCAGTTCCACGGCGGGAAGAATCTTCTTGATTTCCTCCAGAATCATCCGAGCACTGTCATCATATCGAGATTGCAGGATATCCTCGTGCATCTGATAGATGACATAGTCGTGGCGTTCCTGCGGCGTACTCGCATTCTTGAACTTACCCTTCATCACATCGGCACGCCAATAAGGACTGATACCCAGCACCTCATCAGCGTCGAAATCGACGAATATGCGGTACTCAGTATGCAGCGGCAAACCGTTGTAGATGGTCGGGTTATCTTCCTTGTCCTTGATATACTCTCTGAGCACCCACTCGTTCGTTGTATTGGCACCATAGAAGCAGGTATTGTTCAACGGCGAAGCCATAGAACAGGTCAGATGATTCAGGAACAGGAAATACTCGCCCATCTCATTGATTTCCTTCGGGTCATGGATATGAGCGTTGCGGAACTCATACTTGGAAGAATAAGTTCCGGTCTTGATGAAGTAATCCTCGTGCTCATCCAGCTTGAATATCCGCTTACAATAGCGGTTCACGATTTCCTTGGTCACTGGATTCAGGGTTTCAAAGCCAAGGCGAGTGAGTTGCAGCATCGGCAGCGGAACACGCAAAATCTTGGTATCCGGAATCCTGAAGAACTTGTTCCCGCACAACGCTTTTGCCAGCGGCGGAAGCCAGAATCCCATCGTGTTGGGATTCATTTCGAGCATCTGGTAGGTGAAGTCGTCGAGGTCAAGAATATCAAGACCCTGACGGAACTGGTTGTAGTAGAACTTCTTCATGCGGTCATCGCGTGCATCCCTGTACTCGGCGTAATTCTGAAGCAGAATCTTATACGATGGCTCCGAAATATCGACCTTCACAAGATTTCCTGTCAGCTGAGGTCTGAGCTCTTCCGGGTATTTTTTCAGGTCATTGTTCGTTACCGGCACAGCGTATCGAGATGCTGCATAGTTTACATAATATCCGCCACGTTTTTCGTTGTAGATGTACAGGCGAGTACCATCTGTTAACTCACCTACGATACGGTCGATAAGCGCTTCGAGGTCCCGTGTAAACGGCACCCTCTTGTCGAGCATAGCCTTGACAGTAGCGGTATCCCACTGTAAGAAGTTCTCGGATAATGCCCCGCTGTCCAGCACCTGTTTCTTATAGGCGTCCTCGAATGTTTTGAGGGCATCAGGGCTGGTTTTCAGCATTGCGGCAAGTTCTTCGTAGGAAAACGATTTATCTTTCCTTTTTGTCATCATTTTACCGATTTTGGCAATCATATTTTCGATTTCCTCCTTTTTGGGAATCAGGTGTTTGCAAAATTCGGATTCTTCCAAATCAACTTATTCCCGTAATAGGCTTCGGGAATGTACTTGATGGGAATTCTGCGATTGTCTTCGAGTTGCGAATCGTTGTTCGCGATAAACTCCTCGATGCGATTTTCTTCACTGCGCGGGGTGATGTTGCAAGTCGAGAAACCTCCACCGTACAGGATATCACTGTTCATCATACCTTTGACCGGATACTTTACTTCGGTCGTTTTACCGTTGATGTTCAGGACAAGGCGAACGGTTTTGTATTGCTTAGCAAGTTCCACAAGAAGCCTGAACATGATTTCCTGAGTGTTCGGACTATTGTACTTTCTCATATACTCTTCCGTCAACTCTTCCACCACAGCCAATGTAATCCCGTATAGGCGTCCAGGCCGCCCGGAATTTGCCTTTTTGATTTTCTCCATCATTCGCTCCGCCCAGCCGGTTGGATTAGCAAGATAATCCACTACCAGTTCATCGCCGTTTGTGGATGTCAGGCCAAAGCAAGACCCTTTTCCAATCTCATCGACAATGCTGTCAATAGGACTGCGATAATTCTTATACCCCTTTATTATGCGACAGAAAGCGTTCTGTCGTGCTATCTTGTCGTAATGACTGCCCTTGAGAATTTTCTTGTCTTCTTCCGTCACATTCTCTCGGAACATATCGAACAGCTTCTGTGCCATTTCCTCTATGACAGAATCCGAGGTAAAAGAAGAACGGCAGAAAATCGTTTTGAAGTCACATGTTTCATTGACGGTTTTGGCATTATCTACAACGAGGCAAAGGAAGCGTATCTCCTGGTTGAATGTTACGGGTTTATTTTCCAAGGTTCCATAAAACCGCTGCCCGTACAAGGCATCTACCTTGTGCTCGCCATTGGCGAGCGGTACACGAATGAAACGGTAGTAGCGCCCGGACGGTTTTCCGGTATCGAGAATTGTGTTGCCTTCGAACACGGATGCGCCGGATTTGATAGCCTGCTCAAAATCCTCACGAGTTAAATTGATAGTCATAATTTTTTCCTTTCTGTTTTTTGTTATTTTTCAGCTGTTTTCTTCGATGCACAATTTGCTACTACGAATGTTTTCCAACCATTTTTCATCCATAGCATTGCCGAGGCAATACTTTTTCTGGGATTCGTAGGACAAATCGCAGCCGGAAACGACATCACCTATGGCGTTCAAGTACAGCTCGCCGCTGTAAAAGTCGATGCCGCCGGTTTTGCTGAATTCGTATTCGAGCTTGTCTACATGAGGTTCACGCTTCTTATAGATATCCGAATCGAGATTCTTAGCACGCCCTTCGTTCAGTAAACAAGCCCGATGAAAGTCCGTCACCTTATCGTTACGGTTATATTTCAAGCCTCTAAGGATACTTTTACTTTCATATGGGATTGCTTCATGGAAATCATCGCTGCTGATACAAAGACCACACGAATAGTCATCCTTGTCATCGCAATAATTCCACCACTCCAGACTCGCCATAGCAAGGTCAGCCATCTTATCAACAGCTTTTCCGTTAGTGACCATGTAAAAGCTTCCAACGGCGATACCGCGCTCTTTGACAGCTTTCAAGGTGTATCGAATTGCAGGTATGTTCAGAGAAATTTCGCCGCCGGTAAAGGTAAGAGAGCTGATATAAGCTCCCATCTCAAAGCTGTCGAGAAAAGCATCGATGTACTTCTCCTGAATATCGATGCTTTCGGCATCTCCGCGCAGGCAGTGCGCACAGCACATATTGCACCGGCGCGTAACTTCTATGAATACGATGTTTGCGGCATAAATACGCATTTTTTCATGTCCTTTCTGTTATTCTTCCGCGCAATCCTCGTAGTCGTCCATGAAGTTCTCGTTGCGGTCAACGACAACATTCACATCCGGCGGCGCAATTTTAGCCAGACCATAGTTCAAGAATAACGAGCCGGGAATGTCATCGACATCGCCCCAGTTCCAGCAGCCACAGTTGATTTCCAGCTGTCGTTTGCCTTCGTCCGTCTTGAGATAGTCCATGACAGCACTGCGCAGGACGCTTTCTGGGTCATGGATTTGCTCCGGATTGTAGCTGAATTGCATCAGTGTGCATTCCGTTGCGGATAAGCCAATGACCTCATTGGCGACGATTGTAAAAACTCTTAACATTGGTGTTTACACTCCTTTTTTGTTTTGACGCAAAAAAGGGCGGACCTCTCAGAAACGAGAAGTCCGCCCTTTAAGCGAAATTGTGAATTGTACGAAAGGCACAATACCTTTACGATATGGATGTTATCTATCGTACAATACCCATTCTATTCGGTTCGCACATTTTGGCAAGAAAAAATCGCTGCCCATTTGTGTAGGCAGCGACTGATTTACTTGCTATCGTTTTAGTACCTTATCGGCGTTTGCCGTTTTCGAGTCAGCCAGAGCACGTTCCTGAACCCGGTTCGTCCAGAGCGGGACATTCCGTGTACTACTCAAATAGGCTTATATGGATAAGAGGCCGATTGGATATTTACGGATTGCAGTAACCGCAAGGTGTATATCCATGTTCGACAAGTTCCTCTCTTGTGCCGGTATACTCCTCTCTGTTTGCATCGCTTACCTGAGATACAGAGGAGCAGTCTGGACGGTGAAACTTGCGAGAGTTCGTGTTCAGGATGTAGGTCTCGGAAATTGTGTCAGGCTGTTGCGGCTCTTCCACCTCGGCGCTAGAGGTTTCGATGTCCTTATGGTACTCCCCATACGAGAAGGTGACTTCCGTACCGTCAGAGGTGCAGTAGATATCACCGAGTTCGTCCGTTCTGAGCACCTCAACTCCCGCGCTGGTCAGCTTTGCAAGGGTCTCGCTGTGCGGATGACCGTAGCTGTTGTCCTTGCCGCAGGATATGACCGCATAAGTAGGGCTCACGGCATCCAGAAATGCCTGAGAGGTGGAGGTGCTGGACCCGTGATGCCCGACCTTTAAGACTGTGGATTCAATGTCCTGTCCGGATTCGAGTATCTTCTCTTCCGTTTCCTGCTCGGCATCACCGGTGAACAGAAAGGATGTATCTCCGTAGACAATGCGAATCACGATGGAAGTATTATTCGTGTCCTCAGGCACGGAATTGACAGCCACAACGGTGACGGAGGCTTCCCCTAGGGTGAATGTATCCCCCACTGCCGGGATGGTAATACCACCGCCTCTCTCGTCCGCACGAGTCTTAAAGTTCCGGAATGCCTTGCTGTCATACTCTGTCACAGGACAGAATGTGACATCGGCTGTGTCAGCCTCGAAGGCACCAGAAAGACCTCCGATGTGGTCTTCGTGGGCGTGTGTTCCTACGACATAGTCTAAGTGTCCCTCTGTCTCGCGCTGTAATACTGAGTATACAAGGTTCGAGTCATCAGCATTGCCGCCGTCAATGAGCATCGAGTGCCCATCACAGGTAACGAGGGCGGAATCTGCCTGCCCGACATCGATAAAGTGGACGGTAAAGCTGCCGCTTTCCGATACGCCAGCCGTCTCTTGACCGCTTTGTGCGGTAGTTTCTGAGACGACCCCGGATACAGGAAGGCTTCCCGGAGATTCCGGTGTCTGACCGCAGCCTGTGAATGTTAGCGTAATGAACGCAGCGATTACCGCTGCAGTTCTCCGAAGAAATTCGTGTTTGGTTTGCATGGGTTTTGTTCTCCTTTCAAATAAAAAAAGCGGGCCCATCCCCCGAAAGGGATAAGTCCGCTAAAAACGAAATTGTGAATTGTAAGATATCTGGTATCTATCGTACAATTCAATTCTACCGGTATCGCAAGAATCTGCAATACTTAAACCGTATCCGAACCTTCATGACACAGCATCCTGTCCGCATAAATACAGCAGAGAACCAAGCCAAGGCTCGCAACGCAGCCGAACGCGACATGCTTCGGGGAAAGAAGGAGCCATTCGATGTCGTTCATTACTTTCATCCAAAACAAAACGCCCATCATAGCAATGATGAGCGGAATAAAGACAGTTCCTGTGTAATGCAGGAATTTTCGGATTTTTCTTTTTTGCATCCTAAAACTACATCTCCAATTATGCTTGCAAAACAGCCTGAACCACATATCTCTGATTCGTTGGGCTGTAATACCCAAACGGATAGCAGGTATACATGATAAGTTTATCGATTCCGTCCGTGAAATTAACGAGGACAGTGCCATCATCCGCAATCACAGTGCTTGCGTCCGAGGACACATAGCCGGGTTTTGCCAGGGTGACGGAATACACATACTCGCCGTAATCGGTATCCACAACAAAGTTATCCCCTATGCTGACATATTGCAGCAGAGAAAACACGCTGTCATTATGAGAGCAAAGCAGATGTCCTCCGGTCACACCGACTTGGTAAGAACCGGGATACTGATACACCCCGCCGCGTTGATTCAAAAGACTCTGGTCATCGCCCCAGATAAGAGAAGCGTTAAGACCAATCGCGTCACAGGTAATCGTGCCGTAGGCTTGACCCCAGGCTGCAGGGGCAACATCACCCCAGACAGAGGTCGCTGCCGCAGGTTCGGAAGTCGGCGCAGGCGTTGGTTCGGGAGTCGGACCCGGGGAAGGTTCTGGTTGCGGTGTAGGAGACGGTTCAAAAGGCGCAGACGGTTCCGGGCTCGGTTCCGGTACGCCGGAAAAGTCCGGGATTTTCTGCGCTTTTTCTGTTGTTTCTTGCGTCGCAGATTCAGAGGTGCTGAGAGAGGATTCAGATTGTGCTGACTCGGCAGGCAGAGGTTCCGCTTGCCATGAACAGGCTGCAACACTGGTCAGCACAGCCAATGTTGCAACGAGTATCAGTGCTTTGGTTCGCCGCATTTGAGTTTGTCCTTTCTAAAGCAAAAAATATATAAAAAAGCTGCCCTCAGTTCTTGTCGAACCGGGGCAGCCTTTTAGCAACGGACAGAATCAGCCATTTTTGTGTGCTTTCCGAAAGAATTTGTGGCTTACACTCCTTCGCCTTTCGGATTCCGCAGGTACTCTCGCCGTCATAATAGAGTAGGACGCCAATATCTTCGGGTATCTCTCCTTTGACCTTCTTATATAGCTCTGTAGGCATCGCATAGTAGTTGCAGTGCCCGACGAAATTGTGCCCGTGTGCCGAGTGAAAATCGCTCACGGAAATCTTGATTTCCACACAAGTGATGACGGCATCGAGCGTATACAGATGATTCGTCTTGTGGAAGTGGCACCATCGCTCGGAACAGTGCTCCCTGCAAAAATCCGGCGATGAAATATTCTTGACGCAGGTTGCTGCTTTCGCCTTTTCCTGTATCACAGCAGGCGGAACATCCGTATCCGTTTCGATGAGCGAGGCTAGTTTACAGGTTCCGTATTTGGTTTCAGCGGTAAAGCATTCCTGAACCCTGACGAAATCGACCAATCCGGATTTGACAGACCCGCATTCTACCGGCACTTCTAAGGCATCGAACCCTTGACGAAACGAATCCACCCGATACCCGCCGTAGCTGGAAGGATGCCACGCATGAAGCGCGGCCTCAATATCGCGGGTCAGCTGAGTTTTCGCCATCAGGTATCACCGGAAAATCTGCTGACCAATCTCTACCATCTTACGGCGTTTGCGGTGCAGCGAAACAAGCTGGTACACAACGATAGCAAATGCCGCAGCGGCAAGAAATTTCAGAATTTTTTTCATGGTAGTCCTCCTTAGTTTGTTCGTGGCTTAGCGCTTTATCATTGCTCCGTAGTATATTGCCGCAGCATGAGTTCCTGTACCGTCATGACCGTAAACCCTTCCTTTGCCGCCTCATTGAGGGCTTCGTAGTAGTCGTCTACATACAGAGCCTGCGCAGCATTCAGACCGGCAGCTTGGGTCAGGAGTTTCATGACGGAGGTTTTCCGTTCGGGGGTGGCAGTCCCGATGACATCGAGGAACTGTCCCGGATAGTGCATTTCAAGCCACTGCTTTTTATACGGCAGGGTCATACTGTCCTGCACGCGAGTAATGCAGTATTTCGGGATACTGTCGCAGCTTTCGAGGAAATGCTGGACAAGCGTATTGGCTTCCCCAATTTCGTCGAATACCCTGTACCCGCCCCGGTTCTCAGCCTCATACCGCAGTAGCCGTGCCCTGTGTGCATCAGCAGTTGCGTCGAGTTTCTGTTCACGATAATGGACGAGCAGAGTATCGTCGAAATCGAAGAACATCATACGAATTTTTGAGAAATTCATTGGTCTCACCTTTCTTCAGTTTCTCGCTGATGCAATTTCGTGTCGAACGACCTCGGCTTCGGTATAAAACTCATCGGTGTAGTCATTATCGTTCGTCTCCTGACAGACCTTGTGCCGGTACGGCGCGGAGCCTTCCTGCTCGATGAAAATGCGCCAGACGCCGGAGGAGAAGCAGACAAAGAGAATCGTGCCGTCATCTAAATAAAGCCGGACTCCGGCAACATCGAAACACCCGATTTCATCCTCGAAGTATCGAGAATTTTCGATACAAACGATATCATCGCTATAGCCGTAAATCTTGACCATTCTGTTACTGCCCCCTTACTTGATTACAAAATTTTTTGTAGCATCCTCTGCCTCACTGTACCGGCTCGCATTGTGCCGAGCAGCCTGCAAGAGAACA